TGCGGATTGTTCGCTCGGACACGTGCGCCAGCCTGGAGGTCATATCTGTCCCTGGTGTCGCGTCCACAAATCCATAATTGTTCCTGCAAGCCCTGTAAAGTTTCGTTTTCATTTCCCGCTCCTTTCGTTTTTGGTTTCCCTGACCTCTAATGGTGGCGGCGGTAGAAATTTCGTCTCGGCGCTCAAGCCGGTATCCGGTCTTGCTGTAGGGCCCGTCAACTGTGTCAAGTTCACACGGGCCCACGTCGAGGATGTTGGTTATTTTCCATCCGCTGAACATTTTTCTAACTCAACTCTGGCAATGGACATACAAAGCGCAAGCACTTCGCCTTTGTCAGTGTTTTCGGTAATTTGCATATTGGCGATTGCCCATAAAGCATCATGGGCCGATTTTAAGGCGTGTTCCGTTGTCCCATAACCATTGTCACCAATCATGTCTTCACCCCTGTATGCTGTCATCGTCCTACCCTCCCTCTCGTTGTTTTGGTTGTCCCTTACTCTTGATTCCAGATTACCAAAGCGTTTTGGTAATGTCAAGAAAAAAATGCACTGATTTTTTCAAGAAAAAAGTTTACCATGTGAAATCGTATGAAAAAAAATCTTTCTCAATGATTTTAGTATTTTATCTCATGTGAGTGAAAATAATTTATTTGAGCATGGAAAAAAATATATTAAGCAATATCAAAGAGATAAGCCATTTTTGGCCGTTTTTGGGGAGGTAAACTCGACACTATAGGTAAGGAATGTTTTTTCGATCTCTGACAACCTGCTGGCAAAAGATTAGCTGCCACTGGCTCCGGTGGTGGGATCGTCCAGGCAGTCCGAGAGTAAGCCCTGGAGTAACCCGCAGAAACAAGCCGCGTCTGATCCTTCAGCCTGCCAAGCGGGATTGACAATCAATCCTGGTAGGGCGCGGAAATGGTAACACCTACGCATCAAAGGCTAATCACATAACGCCAGCAGGGGAAACATACTCGGACAATAACCACCCAGCAAACACGGGCCGAGCTGCGTTTAAAACACAACCCCCCGCCGGGATTGTTTTTCGCTTCGCTCACTGGGCGCTCCCTATGGGTCGCGCCTAAAAACATATAAAGGATCGCGTGGACAATGCAAAAAACTAAAAACGCAACGAAAAAGACGTTGCCAAAAAAAACAGGGCATAAAGAATCAAAGAGCAAACAGGCTGTGAGGCTCGCACTCAATACCGACCTGAGCCGCTCCGAAATTGCCAGGGTGCTCAACACAAGCGTAAGCAACGTCTGTCAGGCGCTCTCGAGATTCGGGATTGAACCGAAGGACGTGAAAGCGTTCCGGGAAAAAGAGGCAGACATGCTGGCAGAAATAAGGGCAAAGTTCCTTAATTCCCTTCAATCTGCTGATATAAATGTGGAAAATCCCCAAGATGCACGCAATATCTCGACATCATACGGCATACTATACGATAAGGAGCGGTTATCATTAGACAAATCGACTAGTAACATAGCCATTGCAGCTGATGATATCGCGGCAATCAGGGCCCTGAAGGCACGCGAGGCAGAACCGGACGTGGATATATAACCTATTGATATTATTAACAAACAGTTCAAAGTTTACATAATGCATCTTATCAGACGTAGATATAGCAAGTGCCCAGAATCATTGACGAAAGGGGGAAATAAGGGGGGGGGTACGGGGCATTTCCGGGGCCTGGGTTGATACTATACATCCCCGTTTCTACCTCCGAAAAACAGATGCGAATCCTCCTCATCACCTACGATAACGGTTCTCTCTTTCACGGTTTCCCTATGGGTTTGGGGTGCATTGCCCGTGTGTTGGTGGATCGTGGGTACGATGTGGATGTGTGGAGTCAGGACATTCACCATTACCCTGACGAGGACATTCCCCTTGCCGGGTATGATGCGGTGTGTATCAGTGTTGTGGGCGGGTATTATCAGTACCGCAAGCTGATGTCCCTTGGGGCGGTGATCTCGGGTACTCCGGGGAGGCCGCTCTTTGTCATTGGGGGGCATGGGCCGTCGCCCGAACCTGAATATTTCCTGTTGCGCAGTGGTGCCGATGTCTGCGTCATGGGGGAGGGTGAGGGTACGGTTGGGGAGTTGTTCGACTGTATTGCCTGGGGTCGGAGCTTCGCCCATGTGAAAGGGATTGCCTACAGGGTCGGCGGTGATGTCTTTGTGAATCCACGGAGGGAGCTGCTTGATGTCGATGCGATAGGGATGCCCGCTTATGAGTTGTTCCCGATGGAGTATTACCGGCTGTACCGGAGGCCGAGGATGGGTCCGACTGATTTTTGTATGCAGGTGTTATCCGGGAGGGGTTGCACCTTCAAGTGTAATTTCTGCTACCGGATGGACGAGGGGTTCCGGCCGAGGAGTGTTGAGGGGATTGTTGAGGAGGTGGGGTATCTCAAGGGCGAGTATGGGATTACCCGCGTTGCCTTTGAGGATGAGTTGCTTATGAGTTCGGTGGCGAGGACCGAGGAGGTCTGCCGGGCCTTGGCTCCGTTGGGGGTGGAATGGGACTGTAACGGGCGTTTGAACTATGCGAAGCCTGATGTGTTGAAGCTGATGCGTGAGAGCGGGTGTGTCTTTATCAATTACGGGATTGAGTCCTACGATGACGGTGCTCTGAAGCGGATGAACAAGGGGTTGACGACGAAGCAGATCACCCTGGGGATTGAGGCGACCCTTGCGGAAGGGATTTCGCCGGGGTTCAACATTATATGGGGGAATCTCGGGGAGGACGAGGAGATTCTCGGGAAGGGTGTGGAGTTCCTGTTGAAGTATGACGATGGGGCGCAGCGGAGGACCATACGGCCCGTTACCCCCTATCCGGGGAGCGCGTTATATTACGAGGCGATAGAGCGGGGTTTGTTGGGGGGTATGGTCGGTGAGGGTGCTGAGATGAAGTATGTGGAGCCTGTGGAGGATTTTTACGAGAACCGGCACCTCAATTCCGACTTGCTGGCGGTGAACTTCACGGGGTTGACCGACGACGAGTTTCATAAAGCCCTGCTTCGGGCGAACACTCGACTCCTTGAGAATTATTACGACAAACAGAAGGCGGCGGCCATCGAACAGGCCGAGAGACTCTACGCCGGGGATACGTCATTCAGGGGGTTTCGATGAACTGTTATTTGTGTGGCGCGGAAATGGGGAGGGGCAGCATCGACACGAGGGACGGCAAGCCGGTGTATCAATGCGCCTGTGGGTTGGTTTCTGTCGATGCCCCGCCCCACGATTACTCACAGCCCATGCACGAGGGTATTGATTCTGAGCGGTGGGCGCGGGAGAGCGTGATTGATGATGAGCGGCGGTTTACTGCACTGAAGCCGATGCTGGTGAACAAGCGTGTGCTTGATGTTGGGTGTGGCACTGGTGGGTTCCTCCGGCTGGCTCGGGGTGTTGCCCTTTCGGTTATGGGGGTGGAGCCTTATGTGGGTTCTGGTGGGTGCGTGGACATTCCCGTACAGCCCTTCCTTCAGTTTGTTGATGGAGGCTGGAACGTTGTGACCCTGTTTCATGTTCTGGAACACCAGGTGGATCCAATCGGCTTTCTCGTGGAGATTGAGCGGGTATTGGGTGTTTTTGGAACCCTTGTTGTTGAGGTTCCCTCGGCTGATGATGCCCTGATGACGCTTTACGGGTGCAGTGAGTTCACCCGGCATACCCTGTGGAGCAAGCACCTTCACCTGTTCAATGCGAAAACGCTCACCGAAACGGCGAAACGGGCGGGGCTTCGTGTCGAGGCTGTAAGGCACATACAACGGTACCCCCTTTCTAATCACCTCCATTGGCTTGCGCGAGGCAAGCCGGACGGACACCGCGAGTGGGGATTCCTGGACAGCCCTGAACTGGCGAAAGCCTACGAGGACGCCCTTGCCGCCATCGGCAAAACGGACACCATCATGGCGTTTATGAGAAAGCAATGAAAGTCATCTTCGTGGACATAGATGGGACGATCTGCAACGGGAGTGTTGACTACACTGATGCGGTTCCCGACTACGGGCATATCGACAAGATCAACCGCATGTATGATGCCGGGCACGAAATCATCTATTGGACAGCGAGGGGGACGAAAAGCGGTGTTGACTGGTACGACCTGACGGAACAGCAGTTGCAGGAATGGGGCTGCCGGTATCACCAGTTGCAGATAGGCAAGCCCTTTTACGATTTGATGATTTGCGACAAGACGATACGGATTGAGGAGTTATACTGATGGAGAGGCCATACCTGATAGGGGAAATCGGTATCAACCACAACGGCGACCTGTCTGTGGCGAAGCGTTTGCTCGATGCTGTCAATGCAACGGGATGGGACTGTGCGAAGTTCCAGAAACGCACACCCGAACTGTGCGTACCTGAGGGGGCGAGGCTGACACCGAGAGAAACGCCGTGGGGTACGATGACCTACATGGAGTATCGATACCGCGTGGAGTTTGAGAAGGAGCAGTATGACGAGATAGATGCGTACTGTAAGGCCAAGCCCCTCGATTGGACGGCCTCTGTGTGGGACATACCAAGCCTCGATTTTATCTGTGAATACGATGTGCCCTTTATCAAGATTCCCTCGGCCAAGCTCACGAGCAAAGACCTCCTGCGGGGGGCTGCGTTATCGGGGAAGCGGGTGGTTCTCTCCACGGGCATGAGTTCCCTGGAGGAAATAGATACGGCGGTGGCGATCCTTGAGCGATACGGGGCGAATTTTACCCTGCTGCACACAAATTCCGTCTATCCCTCCCCGCCGGAGGAGCTTAATTTGCTGGTGATACCCTTTTTGAAGCTCCGATACGGCTGTGAGGTGGGGTACAGCGGGCACGAAATGAACCTTGAACCGTCTGTTATAGCCGCTTCCCTTGGTGCGAGGATGATCGAAAGGCACATCACCCTTGACCATCACATGTGGGGGACCGATCAGCATGCGAGCTTGGAGGTTCATGCGATGGACCTGCTTCGTAAGCGGGTGGATTCTGTCAGAACCTGCCTCGGTGACGGGATCAAGCGGGTAACGGAACGGGAACGGGCGGTTCGGGAGAAGTTGCGATGATTTTTGTGACGGCACGATACGCCTCCTCACGGCTTCCCGGCAAGGCCATGATGAAGATAGGGGGCAAGACGACCATTGAATTGTGCCTTCGCAGGGCAAAACTGAGCGGGGCGCAGGTGGTTTTATGCACCACACGCAGGAAAGAGGATGATGCGCTTGAGGTGGTGGCTGAACGGCTCGGTATTCCAACGTACCGGGGGAGTTCCGAGGACGTTATCAAGCGATATTGGGGTGCGGCACGGAAATTCGGGGCCAAAACATTCATTACCTATCAGGCAGACAACCTTTTGTACGATTTCGGCCTGATGAAGCGTGGCCTTGAGATGCTTGAGCGTGTTCCCTTTGTCGAAGCCCCCCAGGGTGTGGTGCAGGGAGCCTTTACGATGGGGTTTACCCGTGATGCCCTTGAGGATGCCTACAGGAACAGCCGTGGTGGGGGCAGGACAGAGATGATCTGGCCCTTTTTTACCTGTGAGAAGGCCGAATTGCCTATGGAGCCGGGGTACTATCGGGATGTTCGCATGACCCTTGATTATCCTGAGGACTTTGCGTTTTTTCAGGAAGCCTTCAGGCTTGTGACCTACAAAACCCCCATGCTTGAGATCATCCCCAGGGTGGCCCATCTCGCCCCCATGAATTGGTTTCGCAAGGGGGATTGGCAGGAAAACCAAAGAAAGGTCGTTGAATCCTATGGGAAATAAGACACTCGATATGCGGGTGCTTGAGTTGGAGCAGAAAGTGGCTGTGCTGACGGAAGAACTCGCCCGGCACAACATCGGTCCACGGCTTGAGGAGTTGGAGTTGCGGGTGAAGTACCGTGGAAGGGTCAAGCCCGACCATGTGCGACAGCGACTTGGGGATCTGAATGGACAAGACTGAAAAGGTTGAGCGGTTTGTAGCCGCGAACAAGTGTTTCTTCTTTGACCCCTACTCGTGGCAGAAACGCGCTGTTGAGATGGTTCGGAGCAAGAACACGACCCTGATTGTCTCAAGCAACAAGATAGGAAAATCTTGTGTCGGTGCGAACATCGTCATTTCGTGGGCGCTTGGTTATGAGCCGTGGAACCCCACGGACCCCGGTGATGGTGTTGAAGTACCGACCAAGGGCGGTACGGCTTGGTACAAAGCCTCGTCATTGGGGATTAAGCCCCCCGTGGACATCATTATCGCCGGGGAAGATTGGAAGCTCCACCTCGGCAGGACGATTGTACCGGAACTGAAGGAGTGGGCCCCACAGGGGCATTACACAACGAAGAAGAACGAGCAGGGGGTGGAGTATTACTGGACATGGAAGAACGGAAGCACTTTTACCCTCATGTGCTACTCCCAGGATGATGATTTGTTTGAGTCCTTCCGTGCGCAGGGTGCGTGGGAGGATGAACCGCCCCCGAAATCCAAGCACATCGGCCTGAGTCGCGGCCTTCTCCTTGACAACGGCAAGACCCTGATGACCCTTACCCCCCTGAAGGAAGCGTGGATACTTGACGAGATTGTCCTGAGCGGGCGCAGGGACGTGGGGATTGTTGACGGCCTCAAGATAACTGACAACCCCGACCTTCTGCGGAGCGATATTAAGGTGCTTGAGGGTCTTGGTATGGACAAGGGGGCGATTACACGGTTCTTGCGTACACTGTTGTATGACGATTGGGAGCAGAAGAAGCCTGTTACCGACCGTGGGGCTGCCGCCGAGAGGCTGCTTGACGGCTATCCTGACGAGGAAGTGTCGAAGCTCAAGATTCTCAAGTTTATCAAGGATATTGAACCGGAAGATGTTCCCCCGAGGGTGTTTGGGGAGTTCAAATCGCTTGTCGGCAGGGTTTTGAAGGATTTCGACTACAACATGCACGTTATCAAGCCCTTTGATGTTCCGGCGAACTGGCCCGTGACGGTAATGGTCGATTTTCACCTTTCGACCCCACAGGCTATCTCCTATTGGGCGGTGGACGAGCGGGATATGCACTATTGCGTAGGTGAAACATGGGAGCATTATTCAGCCGACCAGATTGCGGACGATATTATCAAGAAAATCCGCACAAAGGGCTGGAAGATCAAGGAAGCCTTCATAGACCCGCTGTCCAAGGGCGATACGCAGTACATTCTCAACCGGCTCGGCTCCGACCAGCGAGATACCTTCTCGATTCTCTATGACAGGCTCCTTGAACACGGCATTACCCTCATGGTCGGCTCCAAGGACAAGGAATCGGGAGTCAAGAACATGCAGACATGGCTCCGGGGGCCGAACAACATGCCGACCGTGTTTCTTTTTGAAACATGCACCCGTCATATCTACGAGGTCCAGCGGTGGGTATGGGATGACAAGGGGAAGCCCTCAAAAGACGCCTCCGATCACTTCATGGAGAACTGGTATCGGTACACCTTGGCGGGGGTGAGGTTTAAAAACCACATTATCAAGCCCCTGAGGAGGCCCATGGGTACACCGGGGTCGTGGATGTGTGGCTAAAAAGACACACGTGGATACAAAGTATCCACTTTTTAGTTGACAAAGTTCAAAAAGTGTGAAAGAGTTAAACTTACAGTAGTGTAACCGCACGGGAGAAACACCATGCCGAAGGACGAAACCCCCTCAAAAGTTGATGAACGCCTCAAGGAAGTAAGGGATCGCTACAGGATGGCTCGGGATGGCTGGCGACCCATCTACGACAAGGCGAAGGAGGACATTGAGTTTGTCTATGACATAGGTGAGGGGCAGTGGCCTTCGTCCATACGGACCAAGCGGGAGAATGCCAAGCGTCCCGTTATCACCATCAACAAGCTCTTGAAGTTCGCCCGACAGGTACGGGGGCAGAGCCAGCAGAACAAGCCACGGGTCAAGGTAATCCCCGTGGATAACAACACCGACCCGCAAATAGCCGAACTTTATGACGGCCTGATTCGCAAGATCGAATACCTGAGCGATGCTTCCAATGCCTACGATACGGCCTACGCTCACTCCCTGACGGGTGGCGTGGGGTTCTGGCGCATTATTACCCAATGGTGTGAGGATAACCCCTTTAATCAGGAGCTTTGGATCCGGCGCATCATAGACCCCTTTTCGGTGCATCTAGACCCCGCTGCGAAGTCTTTCAATTACGAGGATGCCCGGTACTGCTTTGTGGAGGAATCCATCAGCAAGGATGAATATGAACGGCAATACCCCGACTCCGACCTTGCGAGTTTTGAGGGAACCCTGATGGAGAAGGATCAGTGGTACTCCGAGGACAGGGTGCGGGTAGCGGAGTATTTCTGGAAGGAACATTACACCGTTGACATGGGCCTGCTTGATGATGGTTCCGTGGTGCAGTTGGGTAAGGACTCGGAAAAACGCATTGCCAATGACGGCCTCACCATAGTGTCACGGCGCACCGTGGACAAGCATCGTGTCCGGTGGATGAAAACCAACGGGTTTGAGATACTGAAAGAGGGTGAGTGGCCCGGAAAGTACATCCCCATTATTCCCGTATTCGGTGAGGAGATCGTATTCGGGGGAGGGAAGGAATATCTTTCCCTGTTCCGTGGGGCCAAAGACCCACAGAGGATGTACAACTACTGGGCCACCGCCGGGACGGAAGCGGTTGCCCTTGCCCCCAAATCCCCCTTCATCGTTGACCACAGGCAGATTGACGGCTTTGAGTCCGAGTGGGAGGAGGCCAACGAAGAAAACCGTATGTATATACGGTACAATGCCATTGCGGGGCTGAACAAGCCTACCCGTGAGCCTCAGACGCAAATCCCCGTTGCGATTATGACCATGATGCAGAGTACGGCCCACGACATTGAAGATCACCTGGGGCGGTATGACGCATCGAAGGGCGCACCGTCCAACGAGCGAAGCGGGCGGGCCATCCTTGCGAGGGTGGAGCAGTCAGACCGGGGTTCCTATGTCTTTGTGGATAACCTGACGAGAGCGGTGGTGTATTGCGGGAGGCAGTTGATAGACCTGATACCCAAGATATACGATTCCCAACGGGCCATACGGGTGATGGACGAAACGGGGCAGGATCACATCTATGCCGTGAATACCCCGGCGGTAGGGAAGGACGGCAAGCAGTACACCATCAACGACCTGTCCGTGGGGAAATACGATGTTATCGCTTCCGTAGGCTCCTCCTACGCATCGAAGCGCACGGAAATGGTTGAGATGATGGTGGAGAGTATGCAGTACGCTCCCCAACTCGCCCATGTGATAGCACCATTGATTTTCAAGTATGCTGACTTCCCCGGTGCACAGGAGGTTTACGGGGAGATGCAGAAGGCTATAGAGGCTATGCAGGCGCAAGAGAAGCCTGTGCAATAAAAACGGGGCTTCCCTGAGGGTCGGCCAGCCTAAGGGGAACGAACAGAAAGATTCAAGGGGCAGTTACGGTGCCGTAACCATCGTAATTGCCCCTTTTTCTTTGCCCCATACCGCCGCAGGGCGCATCGGCACAACGCCGCAAGGAGAAACGAAATGGAAGGCATGACAGGCACGACGGAAGTCGCAGAAGAAAGGGTGGAATCACAGGAGGTTGTTGAGGAAACCCGAGAGGTTGTCTCGCCCGTGGAGACTGAAGAAGTTGTTGAGGGCGCAACGGCTGAAGAAGCCGAGGAGGAAAAGAAGCCGGAGCCACGCAGGAAAACCGCCCAGGAGCGCATTGATGAACTGACACGCAAGAGGCGAGAGGCAGAACGAGAAGCGGCGTATTGGAAGGCACAGGCCGAGCAGAGCAAGTTAAGCGGCCCTCCTGTTCAGGAGAACTTTGAAACCTTCGATGAGTTTGTTACCGCCGCAATCGACTACCGTGACCGGCAGAAGGCAATCGAGGCCCGCAAAGCAGATGAGGACTTGAGGTTAAAGGCGAGTGTTCAGGTGTTCAACGAGAACGCTGCCGAACTGAAGGCGCAAAACCCTGATTTTGATGAGGTTGTCGAAAGGCCCGTCTTTACGGACACCATGCGGAGGATGTTGCTCGGCATGGATAACGGCCCGAAGGTAGCCTATCACATTGGGAAGAACGCTACCATTGCCGGTAAGTTCGCAAACCTGTCGCCGGAAGCACAGATTTACGAAATCGTAAAGCTGGAACAGAGCCTCACCCTTGCGGAGAAAACCAAGAAAACAACTTCAGCCCCACCTCCGATAGACCCCGTGGGGACTCCGAGCGCAACGGAGAAAGACCCGTCCTCCATGTCCATTGCGGAGTGGATGGAGTGGGACAGGCAGAGACACCTTGCCAAGCTGGAGCAGAAAATAAAAGGAGGTTAGCGGATGGCTAACACAATCAAAACCCTCAAGGATGGCGACATAACTCGCAAAGCCTTGAGTATTCTCCACAATAAGCTCGTATTCTGTCGAGAGATCAACAAGCAATACGATGACAGGTTTGCCAGGAGCGGCGCGAAGAATGGCGGTGAACTCCTGATCCGCGAACCCAACGAATTTACCGTGCGAAGTGGGGCCATCATGGACACTCAGGATGTTACTGAGTCCACGCAGACCCTCACTGTTGCAACACAGAAGGGTGTTGACATCAACTTCAGTTCCGTTGAACTCACCCTGTCCCTTGACGACTTTGCCGACAGGATTCTTGAGCCTGCGATGTCCCGCCTTGCCGCCGAAGTCGATAAGACCGTGATTGATGGGGTGTACCCCACCATCTACAACTGTGTTTACACGACCATTACAACCGTTCCGAAGCTGTCGGATATTCTTCTGGCCCGCGCACGGCTCAACAAGGGGCTTGCCCCCACGGGCAACCGGAAGTTTATGACCGAGGGTCTTGCGGCCAACGGCATCATCAATGACGGTAAGGCCCTGTTCCATGCTTCCTCTGAGATTGAACAGCAGTACAAGCAGGGCAAGCTGGGAACCATCAGCGGGTTTGACTTCTTTGAAACGGAAACGACTCCCGTCCACACCTGTTCTACCCGTGCCACGGGAGCGCATTGGGTCAACACGTCCACGTCTAGCACGGGGTTTGTGAGTGGTACGGCCACCATTACCTTGTTCTGTTCCACCACGACCAGCGGGACCAAGGCGGCATTCAAGGCGGGTGATGTGTTCACCATTGCCAATGTGTACGCTGTGAACCCCGAAACCAAGGGCCGTTACGCTCACCTTCAGCAGTTCACGGTATTGACTGCGGCAACCAGCAAGAAGGCCGGTACGTCCTTTTCTGTTTCCCCCACGCCTTATACTTCGGGTGCGAAGCAGAATGTTGATGTTGCCTCACGGAGCGCGAAGGCTGTGCTGGTGGTTTCGGGGGCGGGGAGTAACGGTCTGGCATCGACGGCCTATGTGAACTCTCTCGCCTTCCACAAGGATGCGTTCACAATGGTCACTGCGGACCTTGAAATGCCGAGCGGTGTCGATTTTGCCGCACGGGAAGTCTACGACGGCATATCGCTGAGGATCGTGCGTAAGTACGACATTGTCAACGATAAGTTCCCCTGCCGTATTGATGTGCTTTTTGGCTACAAGACGCTGAGGCCCGGTTGGGCTACCCGCGTTCTGTCGGCACAGTAAGGAAAGGAGGTTACGATATGGCAGTCGAGTATCTTGATAAGGGCAATGACGATGGAACCTGTTTCGGTCAGGACACATCCGAAAAGATCAGCTTCTTTGGTGCAACCCCGTCCGCACAGGTGGCCTGTACCAATGTTTCAACGACCAACACCATCGGGGTTGTCAAAACCCGCGTGAAGGCGTTGATCGTGGAACTCAAGGCCAAGGGTCTTATTGGTTAACCTACCGGGGAGGGGTTCGCCCCTCCCCTTTACCCCCGAGGAGGTACGATGGAGGCCACGGAATCCCCAAAGGTCAAGCTCTCCTTTGCGGGGAAGTGTTATTTACCGCTTGCGGAACTCAAGCGCAACGTCAAGAAGAACCGCAAGGCGGGATACCCCACGCTTGAGTATGCGGATGCAGCCTACCTTCCCCATTGTGCGATTGTGGGTGGTGGGCCGAGCCTGCAATACTCCCTTGACGTTCTTCGTGCGTTTCCCGGTGAGATATACGCTGTAAGCAGGACGGCAGCGTACCTTGCCAAAAACGGTATCCCCTGCACGATGTTTTCCGTGGATCCCGAACCCGACCCCTATCCCGACCATGTCCTTATCAAGCGGGTGCTTCTTGCCTCCCGGTGCAGTCCCAACCAGTTCAAGCACTTCAAATCCAAGGTAGTCATGTTTGATAATTGGGAGGAGGACAATGCGGGTGGGGTGCAGGGTGGTGTCACGGGCATTACGAGGGCCCCGTACATGGTAATCAAGATGGGACACCGGGGGGCGTGGTTCTTTGGGTGCGACAGTTGCTTCAGCGACCTTCATCAGACTCACGTTACGGGCAACCAAAAGACGGCATATCAGGACTTGTTGATAGTCCGTGTCGGGGACATGGATTACGTTTCCAATGCCTCCCTGTTGTTGCAGGCTGAATACCTCATTGAGATCATGCAGGGGCATCAGGGCGTGTTTGGGAACGCTTCGGCGGGGATGCTGAAGGCGATGCTGGAAGGTGGGGATTGGGGTGTTGTCGCCGTAGCGGACAGCCTACGAAAGAAGTATCACGCGCAGGGCGTGCAGGGGTTTAATAGGCCATACAAGCACCGTGAGCGGTGGGCGTTGGTACAGGGAGGCGCATAATGGCGGTCACAGCAAATGATATAACCGATGCGGCATACAGGAAGATAGGATTGCTTCAGCCGGTATCTGCGGACGATACCAATGCTCTGTTTGCCCTCAATAACATACTTTCGCAGTGGGGTGCGGAGGGGATAGTGACCGCGAAGGTCGATGTTGCTACTACCCTCACGGCGAGTACACGGGAATACACCATAGGTTCCGGTGGGGATATAGACACGGTTCGCCCCCTGGCGATAGATCAGGCGTACATCCGTGTTGACACCACGGATTACGGCCTCAAGATAGTTTCGGGCAAGCAGATCGGTTCCATACTCTCCAAGCAGGTTGAGGGCCGTCCTTCATCGGTCGCCCTGCTTTCGGAATACCCCCTTGCCAAATTGGTGTTCGATTGCCCCCCCGATACGGCCTATGCGGTCTATTTCACCTTCCACAATCCCGTAACGCGACTCGCGTTGATAACCACTGATGTTGACATGCCCGAGCCTGTCTATGAGGCGTTGATATACAACCTTGCGATACGGCTGGCCGAGGACAAGAGCATTGCCCTTCCACGGAGCGTATATGAGATTGCGGCACAGTCCAAGGCTCTCTGTCACCGGCTGTTTGCGTTGAACCGTCCTGCTGTGAAGTCGGCCTTTACGGAAGTATCAGCCATACTCGGTGCTTCCAGCGATGCCGGAATACATTGGGAGTCGTGATATGTCGCTGTATATGGGTGAAACATACAGGATTCCACTAGAATCCGGGGGGTTCAACCACAACAAGAATGTTGACACCGTACCGCCTGCGAGCTTCCGTCACGCATCAATCAATTTATGGTTGAATGAGGGTGGAATACGGAAGCGTGGCGGGACTGCAATCATCGACACTACAGCTTCGATGGACGGCTCAAACGTAGTGGGCCTGTTCGACTTTGTTGACGGTGGCGGTACAAGTTATATCGTGAGAGCCACGGCCAACGGGAAGCTCTGGAAGAACATAAGCACAACCTTCAAGACCGGATGGACGGCAAGCAAGAAGGTACACTTCATGCAGTGGGGGGACGACCTCTATGCTTGCAACGGGGCGGACATCCCCACGGTCTATACGAGCGGTACAGCTTCGGTTGACCTTACCGCCATGCCTACGGATTGGACGGGAACCAACTACCCGAAGTACATGGTTCAGCACGGCTCGGGTAACTCCGTGCGTAATTGGGCCTTTGGTTGTCCAACCACACCCAAGAACGTCTATGTCACTCCCAACAACGACCCACAGAACTTCGATAACGCCACGGTCCTGAACTTCTACATAGAAACAGGCGACGGTCACGGTATTGTCGGTGGGGTGGAGTTTGGTGACAGGTTGGTGCTGTTCGGCAAGAAGAAGTCCTTCATTATGAACGATTCCTCCACCAATACGAGCGATTGGGGGTACACGGAGGCGCAGTGGACGGGAGGTGTGGCCCATAACCGCCTTGTAGTGCGGACTCCCAACGACCTTGTATGCATGAATGAGGCGGGCGACATCTATTCCGTTGCCGCCGCAGAGTCCTATGGTGACTACAAGGCCGCGTCACTGACCCGCCCAAGCTATATGCACGAATGGATCAACGAACACATCAATCTTGCCTATATTGATGATTTCCATGGAATTTACGACCCTGTGCAACGAGCGGTGATGTACTTTGTGGTGCGTCACGGCTCCACGGAGGTCGATACGGCCCTGATGTACTACATCGATCGCCCCCCTGAATCAGCATGGACGATATGCGGGAACCACGATTATGTGAGCGGGTATTCCGCATTATGTTCCGCTCTGGTGAGGCAGAGCATCGGTGTGTGGAAGATATACACCGGGGGGTATGCAGGGAAGGTGTGGCGGTTGGGTGAGGTGAACCGGAACGACAACAGCAACGCCTTTCTTGCCCGGTACAGGACGAGTATGCTGGCCTTTGACAATGTGAGAATGTCCAAGCGGTACGACAGGTTGCGTGTTGTTGCCGCTCAGTCGGGCGAGGTGGATGCGTCCCTTCGGTATTGGGTGGACGGGGAGATTCTTGAGCCAAGCACCATATCCTTTGCTACGTCAGGCGCATACCTTGGGTCGTTCATCCTTGGAACGGATATGCTTGGCGGCACAACCGTATCGGAGGACTATGCGGAGCTTGGAATCATCGGCAAGAGGCTTGAGATTGAGATCGCAAATGTCAAGGCCAATGAGGACTTCTTCTTTTCACAGTTGATGGTGGACTTTGTGCCACTTGGGAGCAGGTTATGAGTGAATCCTATGTAGAGTATGACGAGTTCGGGATTGTCTGTGTCCGGTGTATGCAGTGCGGTATCCCTGTTGCGGAACGGACGGTCAAGGAGGTGCGGATACCCTCGATACCGCCCAAGACCGAGAACGTGCTTGTAGTCAAGAGGCTTTCTTCGTGGCGGCAACGGAGGACGGAGGTTGAGGGTGGGGGGTATGTGGACCTGATTCTATGTTCTGATTGTCATGCGGAACCCGTGAGCATGGCTGATATGACCGAGAAGATTGCCGTTGCTTCGGAGGCAACGTGGGCGCACGAGGGGAGGTCTGAAAAGGACAAGGCCATATTCAGAAAATCCCTACCCACAATAGCCCGTGTCGCTCCGAGTGATGAACTGATGAAAGAACAGAGAGGGCGGTAATGGCGTACTCACGAATCAAGGTATGGATACCCGGGGAGGTATTGACGGCTAACGACCTGAACGCGGAGTTTACCGGCTGTATCGGGAATGAGAATGATCTGCTGACCAGGATTACGAATGAGGCAACATCGAGGGCCACTGCGGACACTACCCTACAAGACAATATCGACACGATATACGACAGTACGGCGGGGGAGATTGAGGCGAACCTTGTTGTTGAGGATAGCATCAAGGCTAACGCTGTTACCGTGGCGAAGATCAAGGACGGAGAGATCACCCTTGCGAAGATGGCGGCTTCTGCAAAATCCCCGGCGGCGGGTACGGAAGGGTTACGGAAGCTCGGGACGGGTGCGTTGGATGCGATGCCGGGGAATGCGACACCCACACCTGCCGATGGCTCGGTCACCGAGGCGAAGCTGGCTAGTGAAGCCGTCACGATGGCGAAGATGAAGGCACCCACAGCGGTGGCGACTACGATCATAGCGAGGTGGCAGGAGGCCGAAACCGCCACCACGGGCACCCTAGCTACGCTCTACGTTACCGTGTCAGGCAACATCAGGGTTTCCTGCCAGCTCGTAAGGACTGATGCGGTTCTAACCATTTCCAAGAATGGTTCTTCAGTAAAAACGTTAACCGGCACCGGCCCGTACTACGTAACCTTTACATACGATATGGCGGTGACGCTGGGGGACCGCATTGACTTTTCCTTTGCTGCTGGTCAGGCAAACTCCATGGTGCGGTACGGTCGCATCTACTCCGGCACATCCATAGGGGCGGTATCGTGAAAGCAATCCTTGACGGTGACAGGATCAAAGAAGCCCTGCTTTCCGAGGGCTTGACGGAAGATCAGATGACCTACGACACGGACATACTGCGTACTTTTGACGATGGGTTCTATTCGTGGCGATTGGAAGCGGGGTATCCGAGGTTGATTCACTTCTACACGATACCGGAGAAGCGTTCTTTTCTTACAGCGATACGCATGATGCGCAGGTTCAGGGATGAGTTGGTTCGTGAGGGGCATCTTTTTTATATCGTTGAGCTACCCAAGAGCAAGCCGTACATACGGCGGTTCATCGAATACATAAAGGGGAAGAAGTATTTAGAAATTGATGGGGATGCCTACTACTACGCCCCGACAACAGGGAGAACACGCCATGAAAGTGTATGAAAAAATTGTCATCGACATGGAAACGGGGGATGTGCTTGAGGAGCAGGGTTATGAGTATGACGGCCCCATAGCTCATTGCGGGGGCGGTAGTACGACCGTACAGGCTCCACAGCCCACGGCACAGGAGATCGCCCTTCAGCAAGAGCAACTGAACATCCTGCAACAGCAACGGTCGGAAACGGAGATGATGAAGCCCTACGTTCTTTCGGGGATGGGGCTTGTCGAGGAGGACGGGAAGCTCCGGTACATGTCCGAGGATGAACGCCTTGCGGGTATGTCCAGCCTTGAGCGGCAGCAGTACGACATTGCGAAGCTACAGCAGGAGCGACTGGCTCAGGCTTATGCGGGAGAACTCCCTGTTTCCCCTGCACTTGAGAAGAACCTACAGCAACAGGAACAGCAGATGCGTGAGGCATTGTCGCAGAGATTGGGCGCCGGATGGGAGATGAGTACGGCGGGCCAGCAGGCGATGGGTGAGTTTACGAGAAACGCCGAACTCCTCCGCGAGGAGGCCCGAAGGGGTGCCATGACTACCGAAGGCGGGATGCTCCTGTCAAACCTTGGCTACCTTGGCAACACGCAGGGCGTGAGGACTGACCAAGCGGGGCAGTTCCCCTCACGCACATCGGGAATGTTCGGTGCCTACGGTGCGCTCCAGGCTCCCTACCAGCAACAGCGTGGCATGGAGTTTCAGGCGATGATGGCCAACGCACAGAACCAGTCGCAATCGCGGGCAGGACTGATGGGCGGGATAGGATCGCTGCTTGGCGCGGGTATGCAGGGCCTTGGGCATTATATGGGCCTGAAGTCGCAATTCACATTTCAGTAAAGGGTGATGACATGAGAGGCATGAATCCCAATCCATTCGGGGCATTTGCGGAAGGCATCGCTTCGGGTATTTCCGGCGGGATGCAGAATTACGCACAGATGCAGATGATGAAGTTCGACCGGGACATGAAGAAGGCCGAGATGAACTTCAATATGGGGGCGAAGATGTATGGTATTGCCACAACCCCCCAGGCCCGTTCAGCCGCCATTGACATCATGGCCCCCGCCCTCCGTATGGCTACCGGGACGGAGGACTTTGCCGTGAGCGGTGAGGACTTTGACCAATTCATAGGTGCGCTCAAGGAGGATGTTCTGAGCGGGCATGAAGCGGCGATAGGTTTTATGCAGGATGTAACAAACATTGCCAAGGCGGTTGAGAAGGGCGATGTTCCCCGGCAGGAAGGCTTGGGGCAGATACAAACCCTCGCTGGCTCCTATACCGGCCCCGCACTATCGGCCATACAGGAGAAAGCCTACACTTCAGCGGTGGGGCAGTTGGAAAAACCATCCCTTGAGGAAACGGAACGTACAAAAAGGAAGGTGGCTCAAGAGTTTACCGAGGACGAAATTGAAATATTCAGACAGAAAGAGGAAATCAAGGCGGGCCTCCAAAGCAGTTCGGATAAAGTAGGCCAAAACTGGATGTTGCCCGATAAAACTCCTGTCATAAGCTATGACGGTGGCAGAACCTATCAAACCCCCGGTGGGCCAATACCACTCCCCCATAATGCCATCAAGGTTCCCGGTGGTGCTACCTTGACGGAACTCAATATGGCAGATGCAAAAAGGCAAGCCACAGAACAGCCCG